GCAAGGCTTGTTCCAGGGACGCAATCATGGCCTTGGCTTTTTCCGGATCGGTCTCCTGGCTGATCTCGGCCGTGGCCTTCGCCATGGCGGCGGCCTTCTTCGGATCGGTCGCCGCAATGTATTTCTGGGCCAACTCAAAGCTGGATTCCAGCGTGGATTTACCATTCTGCAGCCCGGTGTTCATCGAGCCCTGGTAATCAATCCCCGCATCCTTGTAGGCCTTGACCGTGTCGCCCGAACCGATCTTTTCCATCCAGTTCTTGAGGTTGCCGGCCGCCTCATCCGAGCCGCCGGCAGTCTTCATTTGCACCTGAAGCATGGCGCCCAGTTGCGTCACCGAATCCATGCCGGTAATGCCCAGCTTGCCCATACCGGCCAGCAACTCGGGGAACCAACGCGCCATGTCGGCCGCCTCGAAACTGCCCGCCTGCCCTTGGTAGGCGATCGCCTCCAGCGCCTTCTGCATCATGGCCGGGTCGGAAATCTTGGCGTTCTGCCCCAGGGCATTGATCATCCGCGCCGTTTCGCCGCCATCCGACCCCTGCCCCACGGCGAACTTGGCCGCCGTCGGCGCGTATTGCAGCGCCTTGTCCAGCTCCATGCCGGCGCCCACCAGGGCGTTGACCACCTCGGCCACCTGATTGCGCGCCATGCCGGTGTCGCGCGAGGTGTCGACAATCTTCTTCGACAGCTGCGCCTCTTCGGGCTTGTTGGCAATGTTCGACTTGATCGCAATGTCACGAATGATTGCGCCATAGTCCGCGCTGACCTTGGTCGGAATGGCCATCGCCGCCGTGGCGGCCACCGCTTGGCCGACGCTGCTTTTGAGTTTCTGCTTGCCTTCGTCGAGTTGCTGGTGACCTTTGGCCTTCAGCTCGGCCTTGTTCGCCGCCTGACCCATGGCCGTGTAGGCCTTGGTCAGATTGTGGACCTCCACGCCTTGCTTTTTCAGGCTGCTGATATTGCCCTCAAGCTGTTTCAGCAGAGCGCTGGCGCCCTTCTCGCCCGCCATGTGCGCCTTGCGCCATTCATCGCGCAACCGCATGGTGTCGCCGATGGTCTTTTCCAGCACCCGGGCTTTTTGGCCTTCGGCCTCCAGGCGCTTGATGCGACTGGTGACGTCCTTGAACGCCGAGCCCACCGTGGAGCTGACCGCCCCGCCAATGACCAGGCCGAGCGCGAGTTTGTTCGCCATGTGCGTGCCCTATACGTCGGGTCAATCAAAGGCGGCTCAATCCGTGAGCCACCACACCATCTCAGAAAACGGCATGGCCTTGATCTCGGCAGCCGAGAAACCAGTCTCTTTTGCCAAGCGTCGGGCCAGTGCCTTGAGGGAGGTTTCGTTACACGTCGTCTTCTTCAACCAGACGAAAATAGCCGGCCTGCAAGCGGTTGTAGTCTTTGATTTTCAGGGCCGCCAGATCCGTTTCGCTGGCCATGATCAAGCTGCAAAACAGGTTCTTTTCCATCTTGTCGTATTCGCCACCGCCGGCCGCCTTGGCGGCCTCCATGTCCCTCACACTGGGCGCGCGCATCATCACCTTGTCGACGAGAACGCTGCTGATATTGGCCTTGTAGGCCAGCGTTACGGTCACGCCGTCGTCGGTGAGTTCCAGCCACTTCGGCAACGGTTTGTTCAGGCTTACTTGAGTCATGTTCTTTAGTCCTTAGAGGCCGACGGCCGAGCGTTCTGCGGCCAGTTGATCGACACCGTCGACCACCTGAATCATGTTGAGCGGGTCGATTTCGTACATCACGCGACCGTCGATTTCGAGCTTGTAATAAACGGCCTTGATCGCGTGCTTGATTTCCGCCTTGTCGCCCGGCTTCCAGTCGCCCATGTCGACCTCTTTGATACCGCCGCGCAGGGTCACCACGACCGGCGTCACCGTCCCTTTTAAGCCCCGGAAGGCGCCACGAAAGACGATGGCGCACGCGGTCTGATCGGCCAAGCCGAAGTACTTCAGCGACTCACGGCGCACACCGTTGGTGGTAAACGCCGCTTCCAGCTTTTCCAGCCCGATGGCCATTTCGATCGGGGCGGACATGCCGCCGCCCTGATAGTCGTCGGTCTTTTGCGTCAGCTTGGGTAGCGACAGGGTTGGCACGTCGCCGGCGAAACTCACACCGTCGACAAAGGCGTTCATGTTGGAGAGAACTTGAGGAATCATTGATCGGCCCCCTTAGGCTGCTTCAAGAACTTCGGTCAACCATTCGTTGGTGACTTCAATGAGGAAATTCGGGTTTTCTGCCGGCGGCACGTCAGTGAAGCGGATGCGCCAGTAAATTTTGCCCTGCTCGATTTGGCTGGCCGTGTTCTTTTCCTTGTCCGCGTAGACTTCGAAATTGATCACCGCGCCGGCGTTCTTCTGGTCGCGCATGAACGCCTGAAGCCCCTCGGTCACGTCCGCGACATAGGTCTTGGTGATCGAGCGATCGACCGCCCATTTGTGCCCCGCCTGGATCGCATCCATGAGGATGTCGCAGGTCCGCACCCGGGTGACGAACGCCCATTTCGGGTCGCTGGACAACGTGCGGTTACCCCACAGGCGATAACCACCGTCCCGAATGATCGTCGCGATGTTCGCGTTGTTCAGCAGGTTGGCCCGACAGGTTTCGTCGCCGTCCAGGTACTCGATCGGGCGAGTGGTGCCGGTGATACCGACAAACTCCTTGTTCGACGGCGAGGCCCAGTAGCCGTAGTTGGCATCGGTCCAGGCAAACAAACCCGCGACCCAGGCCGAGCCGGGCGCGTCGACGGTCGCGCTCAAGATCGTGTCCCAATACTGCACACCGGGATCGACCATATAGAGGCGCTTACTGCCGAACTCCAGGGCGTAGGCCATGGCCGCCTCATCGGTGGTGTTCGGGCCGTCGAGGATGGCGATCGCGCGCAACTTGCCGGCCAGGGCATCCATGGCGGTGGCCACCGCTTGAGTGGCGGAGTGTTTCGGCGCGATCAGCAGTTTCGGCTGGGCGTTGTGTTTGCTCTTGCCGTCCAGCAGCGCTTGTAGGCCGGTACGCTGGCCGGAGGCCAAAACGCCACCGATGATGGCCGACGTTTGCAGAGCGGGATCTTCCAGCTTGGCCACGCCCACCGCGACGATCACCGCCTTGGCGCGCACGTAGATGGCCTGGGCGGCCTTGGTAATCGCCGAATCCTTGCCAAATGCGGCAATGGCTTCGCGCTCGGTCGTGAGCAACACCAGCTCGCCAGCCTTGGCCGCACCACCGCCAAGCACGCCCGGGGTAAAGGTGTCGCACAGACCAATGATCGACGACGACGGCAGCGAAATAGTCCGCGCACCGGTGTCGATTAACGTGGTGGTGACGCCGTGAAAGAAACTCATAAGGCTCAATCTCCAGAAACGAAAAAGCCCCGCATAAGCGAGGCTGTCAGGGATGTTCGAATTACGCGTAACGGAAAAGAAAACGCCCCGTCAGTGCGGGGCGTTATTGGGCCAAACTGGCAATCCATGCCGGGGGCTGGGGGCGGCCTGCCTGATCAGGGAACAGCGTCACATCCGGCCAATCGCGCAACGCCTGGCGGTAGGCATACAGGTCGGATCGCTGTTCAGCGGTGATCGGATAATCCGGCATTGCCAGATAGTCAGTCGCGGCAACCTGTACATTGCGCCACGCGCGCTCACCCGCTTGCGCCGCTGCAATCTGCGCCGCCGCATCCAGAACCCAGTCACCACCAGCCCACACGTAGGACTGACCAGGCCAGCGTTTGGCGGTCAGTCCTTCGGGCAGATCGCCAAGCTTGGAATACTCCTCCGCGACGCCTGGTTCTTCCGTGCGGAAAACAACACCGCGACAGTCGGCCAATTGTTGCGGCTCCCCCTCGACCAGCGCCCATACGTGGCCCGCCTCGGGTTGGGCCAGAGGATTTTCCAGCTGGACGGTATTGCCCGGCAGATACTGGCCAAACCCCGGGACCTCCGGAAACGCTGACAACTCAAACGGCCCGGTCAGAATGCCGAGCGGGTCAAATAAATAGATATTCATCAGCACCTCAGATCACTTTAATTCGGCCCGGATAGGCGATGTTTTTCGGGACCGTCTCAGCGCCGCCAGCGGCGCCAGTGCTGCCACCAGTCGGGGTGGCATAGGTGATGCTCCCGCCGCCCATCGCCTGCGTGCCGTAGCCTGTGGAAGCCGAATAGTGGGCGTGACTCTTTAACTCATCGAGCCGATAGCTGCCCGCAATACGGCCCGGATCAATCCCGGCAGACTCGTCAAGGGGTCGGAAGAATTTACCGCGCGCATCTGGACAGCGGAACGTGGTCGCTCCATCGCCCGAGGTCCAGCCGCCCTCCATACCCGCGCGAGCGGCTTCCGTAGTCAGCATTCCCGACTGCTGAGCGTGGTCCCACAACCATGGCCAATCGGCACGAACCAAGAGGGCATTGCCCAACGGAGCGTGACCCCCCGGATTCAATACGGTCGTCGTTTCAAACACGGGCCGCCCGAGTGCCGTACCGTCTAAGCGCGCAATCGGTATCCAGTTGCCGGCACCATCGCTGCGCAGATGCCACCAATCTCCGGCCCCCATCAGGACGAAAAATGAATAACCCGTCGCAGAGAGGTGTGTGTGAAATTTTATTTTGTTTGTACCGCCCGCCTGGATCACCAGGCGATTAACGCTGTTGTCGACGCGCCGCACGATAACGTCACGGACGCCCAAACCTGCATCAGCCACCGGCAGCTGTAATGCGAGCGGGCCCGCGCTGGCATCAATCAACACAAGCCCAAGCTCTTGAGCCGTAAGCGTCTTAGACACCGAAACAGAAGTGATCACCTGAACGGTTGCGGCACTGATAGCCGCTGACACTTCCGTCTTAGTGAATGCATCCGTGATGCTATAGCCCGCAATAGTGGTGGGATTCGTACCGGCGATCACCCGTCCGTTTTTGTCCACCGTCACACTGCGCCAGACTGAGGTGCCGTAACCGGTCTTGCCCGCGACCATTTCGAAAACAAGGTCCGTGGTCCCGAGCACGATCGGGGCATCCGTCACCAGTTGCCAAATGCTGTCGCCATTAATGCCGCCGCGCTCGACATGCACAAACAACCCGGGCGTCACTTCCAGGCTGGTATCGGCGTCCGTGGTACGCGTCCACGCACCCGCCGACACGCTGTACAGACCGTTATCCTTAGACACGGTCTGATTCTTCACCAACACCCGCGCGCCAGCGACCAAGGTCACGCCGTCAATTGTATAAAGGCCGCTCAACACCACATTGGCGTAGGTCGTCACCAGCACCGAGTTCTTAAAGTCCAGCTTGCCCAGCTCCTCCAGCACCTTTTGATCGACGTAGTCACGTACCCCCAACGTCTTTTGATCGACGTAGGATCGGGTGGCCAGCACCACGGACGGGTCAATCTTCAGCTGAATGTTCGCGGTGCCGCTGGTGATGATGTGCATCCGCACCACCTGGTTACGCCCGGAATTTTGTTCCAACTGAGGCTTATAGCTCGGGGCAGCATTGGCGACCGCGGAAAACACGCCGTCCTTGTCCTCTAGCGCCAGTTCACGAACCCACCAGCCGCCCACGTCGGGCGGCAACACCAGCTCGGCAATCAGTACATTGGCGTCAGTTGGAGACACGTACAGTTGATTGATTTGAGCCCGATAGACTTGGTTGATCAGCTTTATCTGGGAAGGGTTTGGCACTGGGTCGGTGCCGTTGGCATCGCCAATCAGCATGTAACGCGGCTCCCAAGGGATTCCCAGCGCATCGCAGTTGGTTTTCTTGGCGGCCCCTTGAATGGTGAGCATGCCGCCGAATATAGAGTTTTTATCAACCATGGGGGTACACGTCCAATTCGTCGAGGGTGTATTCGCTAACGCCGTGATAGCCCTGAATCACCACGTCAATATCGGGATTGTTCCAGGGGTAAACATCGATCTCGTCGCCGTCATACACAGCGATACCGACATAGGCGTCTAAACGGGTTTCCAGCGTGATATCGAGGCCGGTCATGTGCCGAGTTACCGGCTTGGCGTCGTCGATCAGGCGTTCCAGTTCCTGATACATTTCTTCGGTGATCCCGGTGTCCAGCACACCGACCTTCAGCGCGAAGGTGCCCGGCTCCCCCTTCGGCACTGTCTTGAACCACTCGATAACTTCGACCAGGTAGCCCAGCGGCTCGACCACGCGGCGCAGAGCGCCGATCGTGCCTTTGCGGGCATGGATGTAATACGACGCGCCGATGGCCGCCCGCTTGGTCGCCTCGGACCAACGATGGTCCCAGCGATCGACCGACCACGCCCACGCCAGATGGGGCAGTAAATGAACCGGACAGGTTTGAGCGTTGTAGAGGGTGCGCAGCGGGATGATCGTGCGTTCGTAAAACGCCGCCTCCAGGGCGCGCTCCAGTTGCGTGCTATTGCTCGGCAGCAGGCTGGTCATGTTGCCCCCGCCGGCACCACGGCGTAACCGGTGCAGAACGCCGCCTGCGCCTTGCTCGGGGCCAGGTCCACCCATCCGGTCAGCTCAACCCGGGAGACGCCGGCCACGTGCAACTGCGCGTCTACCGCCGAGCGCGCCACCTCCACGCCCAAGCGCTTGCGCGGATTGATCCAGGCCGCCGAGCGTTTAGTGGCCTCGGTCAGACTGGCGTCGCCCTCCGGGCCCGCGCTGTTCATGTGCAAAATAGCGTCGATGCGGTAGTGAATAATTTCGGCGCTCTGCACCGTCACAAAGTCCGTGAGGGGCCGCACGTCTTCATCATCCAGCTCTGCCGCCACGGTGGCCAACAACTCGGGGCTGGCCAGCCCTTCCCCTTCCGAACTCAACACCGTTACCGTAACGCAGCACGGTGACGGGCTTTCGGCCGAGGCATCCGCCACCAGCCCCGAGGCGTTGC